GACTTTATTCGTCAAAATCCTTGCAGAGTTCCCGCACTTCATCCACACGGATGCGCACGGGGTTGTCCCTTAGACGTACCAGCCTGCCCTCGGCAATGTAGTTGTACACGGTGCGCTCTGACACATTCAGACAGTACGCAGCCTGCTTCACGTTCAGAAGATTTCGCCGGGCCAGCATTTCCTGAGGCGTCAGCGTGTACGGTCTGACAGGGGGAACGCCGCTGTACCGGATGGGCAGGGGAAGAGGAAAGCCAGCTGGGCGCTTCAGGGTGCAGTGGTCCGCACAGCCGATGCAGCAGAAGACATCGTCACGCACAAACCAGAACGGCTTGTGCCTCCTGCACAGGAAATAGGGACATCCCAGCTTTTCGTACACGCTGCGTTCCGGTTCGGCATCATACGGCCGCCATCCCTCACGGGTCAGCGTCACGATCTCCTGTATGCGTGTTCTGGACATATCTCCTCCCTAAAACAGTCTGGAAAAAAGTTCTCTCCCTTCGAGGTCCGTCTGGGCACGGCAGGCTGCGCACTCTCTCCGATCCAGGCGGCGGCAGTGGGCGCAGCGGATTTCCTGCAGGGCCACTGCCAGATCTTCCCCTGTCAGCCCTGGAAGGGATGGAGAACCGCTTTCTTCGGAGATGCCCCCGGACAGGGCAGCCCCGATTCGTGCTAACTGAACATCCGTTTTGCCAGGATACCTCCCGGACAAAACCATGTACACCGTGGCCCGTTTCAGTTCCGGGTGCGCCCGGCAAAAAGCATGGATGGATACATGAGATTCCAGAATCCGCTCCCGAAGCCGGTCTGCATAGCTACTCATCGCCTGTGCCTTCGGCTTTCTGCTTTTTGTCAAAAGCCTTTTCCCGACGTTGCAGGTCTGACAGCAGGGTGGAAATCTGTTTCCCGTTCTGCATCCAGACGAACAACTCCACGCCAAAGGCCCGTTTGCAGCGAGTATTAAGGCTGGTCATGGAATACCCCAACTTACGCCAAATAGCCAGAATTTGCCGCTTTTCAGCCGCAAAGGGCATGGAGTCCGTAATCTCTATCCAATCCGGCCGGCCGTGCGGCGTCACACGGCGATTACGGCTTTTGGCTGGCGCGGTATAGGTCACTCCGTAGGTTTCGGTAAAAAGCTGCACCAGCCGGGAGAGCTGGTGGATATTCATATCCTTCCGGCTCCCGACGCCGAACTCCGAACGCAGCAGGTCGCGAAACGCTTCTTCATCCATTTCTGGTAACTGCTTCCGGGCAACCTCTATCTTCCGGTATAGGCCGAGGCGCATCCTGTTTGTGTCCATGACAGCCTCCTTCTTACACAGTCACGCCCACGCAGGGCATGAAAAAAACACTGATCTATTCTTTAGCTGCTCGTCAGGCCCAGAGCGCCACCCCTGGGCGACCACCCCGCCTTTTGGAACAGGCGGGGCGGTTTCGCTTTCGGCCTTATCGGCTGGGTTCTATCTTTTTGAGCTCATCCCTGAGCGGCTTGAAAAGGCTGAATTTTGCTGCCATGCAGGCCGGAATAGTCATGGGGGCGCCCGTGCGCGGGTTGCGGCCCATACGTTCTGCCCGCTGTTTCACGAAAATCTTGCCGAGCCCCGGAAGGGGCACTTCACCTCCCTTTTGCAGTTCCCTCAATGCTACGCTGCGGAGGGATTCAAAGCAGCGCTCCACGGTATCCCTGGAGATTCCGCTGCTCTCGGCCACGGCCTTTTTGAGTTCTGTCTGGTTCATGATTTACCTCTCTTATATCAGATGCGCTGATACACAAATTCGCGGCTGTATCCGTTCTGTATCAGCAGTTTTCTGGCTCTCGCCGTAATTGCAATGCAAATATCGCTGCGCTGCTTTGACGTGGCGTTTGCCCATTGCGCTGTACGTGTCAAAGTGTCCAACTCCGTCGGGCCAGATAGGCATTGCTCCCGCAACACCCTCCGGGCATAGTCTAACGCGAATGCTTCAATCTGCGACTTCCTGAATACGGGCTGCACCATGAGTTTCCCCCTGTCCGATCTGCTCTGGCACCGCGTCCCGCCTGATTTCAATAAAGAAGGTGTCTGAAGTCTGACGTCTGAGGCCTACCAGTTCCAGGCGCTCGTCCGGCCAGTCCGCGGCCCTTTCCTTGTCCACCTCCTCCTTGATGCGGATGCCATCCGTGAAGTTATACTGATGAAGTCTTTCCAGTGTCATTCCTGACGTGATTCCACGCATCTGCACTATTCTGGTGCTGGCCCGGAACCCAATGGTGCCAAAGGCAAGATCAAGGCTCTTGGCTTTGGTAAAGAGGTCCGCCCGGTTCAGCCTGGCGAAGACTGCCACGGCGTCCGCCAGTTCCCTGCGCCGGGCCTGCAGAGGGGCGCTGCTCTGGCTGGCCTGCATCTTGGCGGCGTCTATGGCTTCCTGCATGGAGTGTTCAATAGACTCCAGTTTGCGGTCCAGCGAAGCGATTTCCGCCAGCGCCCCTTCCGCCTGCTGGCGGTCATTTACAATGTGTGGATTGGGTTTAATCCGCGCAGCCATCACGCATAGCCTCCCATATATTTTCGTGTGCAAAGGTCTCAGGCTTATCCGGTACGATAAGCGAGGCTTCCATGTTTTCGGCCTGCTCAGCCGCAGCATCCAGCTCCCGCCGGATGACGCGTAAAATATCAGGAGCATCCTTCTGCGCCTGGACGTCTTCCAGAGAAATCCTGATGCTTCGCAACTTTTCAGACAACATACTATTCCTCCACGTTCTCATTTTGGTTGACGGATTTTTCAAACCTGGCCAAAAGAATTTTGGCTGAATTCACGATGACCCGGGCTGTACGCAGCGCGTAGGGGTCGGCACACAGCATCAGGCGTATAATTGTCGCCGCTGCTGCCCGCTCCTTCTGGAAGGGATCTGCCTCGCGGACTGGCGGGTATGGGGTTTCAGGCGTAGCCTGCGCTTTGCCTGTAGCGCGGAAGAGAACCGCTCTCCTGCTGTTGCGCCCGGTCCGTTCGAGAAAACCTTCACCTTCCAGCCATGCCACATAGCGCAGAATGTGCGTGTAGCTGACGCGGGTCATCAGGGCACAGTCGCTGATAGACCAGCCCGCTTTTGTAGTCCGGACGAAACGCCAGATGATGGTGTGCATCCGGCCTCCGCGGGGACGGCGCTGCTCGTCATAGGTGCATACTCCGGGACGCACGGGCTGTATCTCACCGTGTCTCTTCATGTCGGCCGCGCGGGAACGCACCACGGCCTGCTCTGCTTCACTGCTCAGTCCCAGAGCCTCATAAACCTGCCGGTAGCTGACTTCACGGCCTCCGTCGCCAAGCGCCCGGATGGCCTTGCGTACCATGTCGGTGGAGATTTTCACGACTGCCCTCCTACTTTCGCCGCCAGGTGTGGGCGGAAAGAGCTGTATCCAGCATGGCCTGATCAACGGTGAAACTGCCGCCCGCCCTGGCGGATTTTTCGAGCAGCAGGCACAGGGTTCGTACCAGCCGGAAGTCTCCCTCTGTTTTCTGGGTAATCTCGGAGGCCAGCGCCAGCGGCACTTCCAGCCCTGCCGCCTGCATGGCGTACATGGCCACTTCCGAGGGTGATATGGGGCCGAACTCCACTTCGTAGGCCACGCGCGACCAGATGCGCCGCCGCTCGGATAGCAGCCCGAAGATTCCTTCCTCGCCTATGAGAATGACAGGGGCACCTGTCATCTCATGGATGTCACGAAGGTCTTCAATCCTGTCGATCTTCAGCCTGTCCGCTTCGTCTATAAAAATAGGCTGCCTGTTCTCCTCCAGGAGGGACACGATCAGTTCCTTACAGCGGTTCCCCGTGTGCCGGGGCATATCCATGTTCTTCCCCCTGACTTCGAAAAGCAGGCGCTGCAGGAAGCTGGTCTGGCTCCATCCCTGCCAGACACGCACATACGCGCCGCCACGCTGGATGTGATACCTGTCCGCCGCTACGCTCTTCCCTCGCCCGGCCTGCCCGTAGGCAAGCACGAAGCCCGAGAGGTTGCGCCCGGCACCTACGACTTCGTCCACGGCGTTGTCGAATCTGGTCATAGCCCCAGTCTCAATGATAGTTTCGCGCATCTCGTTCCTCCATTATGGAACACTTGTCATTCCATGCCTTTTCGCCTTCGCGGAAAGCCGTCCAACTGTCGAAGCACTCAGTCATGTAGGCCTTCACAAATCGCCTGATGGTGGTGTCGGAGGGCACGAACAGCCCCTCCGCCTGAAACTTGCGCTGCACTTCCCGCACGCATTGGCTGATGGCCGGAGTATTCGGGTTCAGGACGTGCCCCAGGATGATATGCTGGTGCCGCTCCGTCAGCAGCGTACGCACCCGATGAGCTCCTGCGGCTTCGTCTACGGCGTTGCCGAATCTGGTCATAGCCCCAGTCTCAATGATAGTTTCACGCATCCCGTTCCTCCATAACGCTATGCCTGTGCGGCGCGGGCCTGTTCCCTCGCGTACACCTGGCGCAGCCCGTCAAAATATTTCTTCCAGTAGGTCAGGTATTCCGTGG